AAAGTAAACTACACGGGAGAGCTTTTTCACTCGTTTTGCGATCTCGCTGTAAAGATCATCGTCCACTAATTCACGCTCAAGCTGAATGCCTTTCGAGTATTTCTTGTGTGTGAAAGTGGACTTAAATCCTTTGGAGAAGTCCTCGTAACTTACTTTTGCTCCTGACGATTGCCATTCATCCATTATACCCAGTTCTCCGACGCCAAGATTAAACTCCTGAGCCTTATTGCTGTTTTCCACGTTAAACATAAGACTCAGATAATCCTTGTGCATCTTTTGATGTTTGTCGTAAATCTTCCGCAGTCCCGGCAGTAAAAGTTCTGCCCAGTTGTCGCCAATGATCATTTTGAGTTCCCCCCTTGTAAATGAAAAACCCCCGCTTGAAAGCGAAGGGTTTTCGTCGTTATTTAGATTTCCCGGTCAGTTAATTACACAGTGTTAAACAAGGACTTCCGCAACATTACCCGCAGCATGAGGTTTTTGATCTCCTCAATGGGTGTGGGCAATACAACCAGCGGCCCGGCTTCGGATGCAATGGTTGCATTGGAGTCGATGGTGTTTGCATCCACCAGATCAACACCGACCTTGCCGATATTGATCACGTTGTCGCCAGACACGGCGCCATATCCGAGCAGAATATACTTGGTCGTAGTGTCGCAGGCCGCAGGGAATGGCTCGGTTACAGTCAGCGTATCGCTTGACCCGGTGTAGCTTGTTACAGTGCGCAGACAGCCGGCGTTTGTGCCCTCATAGATGTACAGGAGCGCCCCCCGCCAGTCATTGTCGGTAGATGTTGACAAAGCAGTGTCTAAAAGGGTCGTGGTTGTCCCACCGGTGGCCGTGCTGTCGGTATGCCCGGCAAAAGTACACCTGTAAATATTGAACGGGTTGGTATATATTTTGCCTTTGGTCGTGGTTGCTGACGGGTTGGTGCTGGTTGTGAATGTCTCAGCAATTACCCCCAACACATTTGTCGCATTGGCCGCAGCCGCAGCAACTTTGCCGTAGGTCAGTACAACCATATCGCCCTTAGTAAATGCAGTATTCGGAGTAAGTTCATACTCCACGCCGTTGTCTGATACGTTCAACATATTACCGACAAGTTCAAACCCATCGGTGGTTCTGTTTGCAGCTAGAGTCATAATTCATCACCTCGTTCTACGTTTTTTAATAGTCTGTTCCCGCTTACCATCGGCATACTCTTTTTCAGTAAGCCCAAGGTTTTTCGCAAGCAACTTTTCAGTCCGGGAAAGCTCTACCTGAGTTCCTGTCGCTTTACCGGACTGACTTGCACCTTCTACTCTCGTTTTCTGCCGCTTGTTGATGTTGGCCAGAGTCTTTTGCTCGGTGGTAGCTTTGATCTCCTTCATAAGCTCCCCGGATGCCAGCTTTTGACCCAAGACATAATTCATAGCCGTTTCAAAGTCAACAACAGTGCCGCTTTGGGAAAAGTTATCGATCTCCTTAACATATTTAGCAGCAATGGGATTTTTTGATAGGACTTCGTTTTTGTCCGCGTTATACCGCGTCATGGCCGCAACCTTGCCAGATTGCTTCTTGCTCTCGACAAGTTCATTTTCCAGCCGGATAATCCGAATATGATTTTGAACATCATCAAGGGCCGCAGCCTTGGCAGAATCCTCATCGTACCCAAGATCGGTCAACTGCTTAACCTTGGCATTATACCGGGCATCAATTTGCTGCTTAAACTCAGCTTCCCGGCGCTGCTGTTCGTTTTTTTGGGCATCCTGCTCCTCCCGGACACGTCTATCCCTGGTCAGCCGGTCAGCGATAATCCTGTCAAGCTCCTCCTGGGTCATTACGACCGCTTTGGGACCGGGCTCATCTTTCTTTTCCTCAGGCTCCCCTTTTTCGCCGGGCTTTTCCCCGCCCTCATCATCCGGCTCATCCTCAAGGTCGTCCTCATCGCTCTCATCCTCGCCATCAATACCCAGAAGACTTTCAAGCGATTCATCGTCGCCATCATCATCCGGAGCATTGGGATCATCGTCACTACTTCCATCAAGTCCGCCGCCGCTGCCGGGCCCATCCGCCGAAAGCATGGGAAATCGTGAGAATAAAAAGCCCTCAATCTTGTCAGATAACATAAATACCTCCAACCGTTTTTAAAGGCCCGTCGGCCTATAAATTCCATACAGCTTTTAATGCCATCAGCACGTTTTGGGCATAAGATAACCCGCTTGCCTTAAAAGGTGCGGGTTAAGAACTACTTCACTTTTTGGACTTCTAAGGATATTTCTTTGTTTTTACCGGACCGGCTCTCCCTCTCTGCGCGACTTACCACCTTGGCCTCAATGGTTATATTCACCTTGTCACCGATTTTAGCTTTATCCATGTTGGCCGGTATTTGCCTATTTTCCAGGTAGAGAGTCGGCTTATATACCGCCGCGATAGGCATAGCAGAAGCAATGCTTTTGCTTGGCATCTTCTTTTTTGCCTTCTTCGGCTTGGCTTTTACCTTTGGTGCTTTTGGTTTAACTGTAGTCTTTTTATTGATTGCCACCGGATTTATCACCACCTTTCTTTATCTCGGGGGGAGGTCTATTGCGGAACCGCTCCGGCATTGCCACCATTCGCGCCAACCTCTTGCATTATTTTTTCCATGGCCGCATAGAACTGGTCACTCGGCAGTGCGGCAAGACGCTTCCTGGTTTCCGGGGACAACTGCTGGATAAGCTGGATCATGCCCTGCTGCGCCTCTTCTGGAACCTGCCCTCCTGCCTGCCCTGGCATCTGCCCTGGCATCTGCCCCGGAACCACCCCTCTTGCCGCTATCGCTTGCTGCATTGCCGCCTGCTGCTCCGCAAGTTTCTTCTGCTCCATCCTCCGGGTGATTTCCTCAACTGGCGGGAAACGCCCGGTTTTCATTACCTGGAGGAAGGTTTCAATGTCGATAATGTTGGCTTGCAATAATTCTTTGGCGATCTCCATGTGGTATATCCGGTCACTGGGAACCACGGATGTAACCTTGCACATGGTGTCAAACTCAGGGAAATATATCTCATAATTTTCCTCCGGGATACCCTGTGCGTTAAGATGCTCTTTAAACTGGTCAATTGGTATGCCCATCTGATTAGCCTGCCGGTAGGGAATGACCTGGTTTGTCTCCCGGTCGTAGAATTTAAGCAGATCGTCCATGACAAAACTCTTGTAACTCAGTTGGTCGTCTTTGCCTCTGATTCTGTACCGGCGCTGCTCGTCGTAATACTGGCTGATTAGCCGATTAATATACTGCCCTGCCTCTTCGTAGGATGAAGTTATTGCGGACTCCTTAATTCTCAGCCTCACCTGCGCCCTGGCCGTGAGTTCGGCTATGGCCCGGAAAGCCGTAACGCCGCCAGGAGTCTTGCCCTGGCTCACATCGAACCGGCCTATAAGTGATTCCATATGCTTTTCAAGTCTTCCCATTTCGTTTTGGAGTGAGGCCGGCACGCTCTGGGCGTACTCCCGCTTAATCCCCTCCGGCTCTTTTACCGCAAACCACATACCCGGCAGTGTCCCTTTTTTCTCGATAACCTTTTGCTGCTTTTTTGTTACCGACTGCTCCCTGTAAAAGGTCTGCCCAAGGGCGCTGTGCATGTGACCCTCAAGGATTAGCTCAGATGTTTTATTTAAGACAATCTGCGGGTTTTTAAGAAAATACGCCTCACCAAATCCCCAGATACTGTTCTCTCGCTGATAACACTGCTTCACGATAAACGGGAAGGATGGGGTTTCCTCCGGCTCAAAATAGATGTAATTGGAGTGCTCTAAGTAAATCCCCTGATCCTCGCCCGCCCATTTAATAATGTGGAGGCCAGTCCCCAGGTCTTGCTCACCCTCCCCAAGTATCAATGGCTTTCCGACGTACCACGTTTCAACCAGCGGCGCCTGCTTGTTTTTGTACTCGCTGCCCGTGAACCCGTCGGCATCTTCTGCCGTATCGTCCAGCAGATCATCCGTACTCATAATCTGCTCTTGAACAAGGTGATACCGATCAGGATACCTTTCTTCGAAGGTTTCAAGCGGGTGCCATATGACCTTATGACAGCGATTACCTTCGTTGATGTCCTCCTTGCACCTGGCATCAGGAACAAGACAGTTGGGGTGCAGCGCCTTCCAGCGTATATCACCCTCCCACCGGTTTGGACCTTTGCCTCCCTTCCAGTCGGGATCCCAATGGATATGCCAAATACCGGTCCCGTAGAGGAAAAACCACCGCAGGAACTTAATGCGCTCGTTGGTTACCCGGTTTTTATACAGTAGGAAGTGTTTTAACTCCGACATAACCTGCGCTGCCTGCTCGTCGCCTTCCTCCACCGGGAAGTCCACAAGCTCAACGTCCTGGGCAAACTCTGAGGCTGTGCCTTCAACCAGGGAAAAGGTGACGTTCTCAACGCTGTTGGGCCGATTCTTCTGCTGCTCGGAGGTACGCAGTTCTTCGCCGGTGCTGCCAAGGAGGTTCCAATGATCGCCCTTAAACAGCTTCCAGTCCTCTTTCATTTCGTCGGTATAAAACTGTTTGGCGGCCTTGTCGCTGTCGTACCACTCCCGCGCTTCCCGTACTGCCGCTTCTTCGTCCTGAGAGTTGCCCATAATCTTTTGTTCTTCGATTACGTCGTTCTGATCTTCATAAATGGTTTCCATGTCTACCCGCCTTTCCGGGGCTATAAAAATAAAAAGGGGACACCAGAACCCAAGGCGCTTTTAAACGCCCTCGGCTCCAATGTCCCCTGTCCGGTTCTCCTGATCCAGAGAGATTATTATTCAGTTTATTGAACGGCTTTTATTAATTTCTTTAGTATTGCTTCGTGGGCAACAACCTTGCTTCCCACTATATAATAGTTTGGGTCTGGCAACATTCTAAAGCCATACTTTTTAACCCATTTCTTCTGTATGCACTTTCTTTTATGTGTCCGTTTTGGTATGTCTGAAGAAACTAATAGTAAGTTGTTTTTTATTAACTCCATACCGCAATAATGTCCAAACATGGGCCTAATCAAGTTTCTCCTCCCTCTTCGTATTCACAAACACCGGCTTGCCTCGTTTGACCACGATTTCCACCGTGCCGTATTCAAGTTCGCGGATGCGGTCAATTATGGCCTTTTCTTGCTCGGTAATAGAGGTCATGGGCTTAGGAAGAAAATGCTCACACATCGAGCACTGACCCGACATATAGCTTTTGTCCCTTTTTGGACATTTTATCTGCGAGTCATGGAAACAGTTTTCGGGCATTTTTCGTTCACTCATCCCGTCACCGCCGCCTGCCGCCGCTGCATTCCCAATTCCTCCAGGTATTGCTCAAGATTACTGGCTCTTTCACCACAAACCACATACCGGGGAGAGACATAC